GGCTGCAAAATTTCGTTTATAGTGCTATATGCACCTCCAGGACCACAATTAGTCCAAACCTAGCTTTCTAAGTTAAAGAAGCTAAGCACCTTATCACGGAAACTACTGGGAAGTAGGTTCTGTGAACACAGGGGTTTCAAGATAGCTGCATCAGCCCTAGAGCACCAGGGACCGATGTCAGTCCATCGAGGGACCACCCGTGCGCCGATTGCTGTGGAGTCAAACACCCTAGTCATCTCGATGACAGCATTGCGCGAAGCTTTGCCGTCAACGGATGAGGAGGAGGACGCGCCACGATGGAGCACATGCATCAGTTTCCCGACAGAAAAACTAGAGTCTAAGACTCTGGTTCGCTCTCGGATAACTGTTGCGATGTATCCTTCGTGTCCATAGCGGGCTCGGGGGGGACAGACTTCATCAAAGTTTTTGATGAGCCCATCATCTCCCGAACCGATTGGGATACCCGTTGAGTCTGCAACTGGACATGCTCGACGAGCATAGCTCCAGACGCGAACAAAACGAATATCGCAACCAAAATAGCTATTGCGCATATGACTATAACGCCGAATTTTGTTAGCGATTCGGACGCAGGCTGTCGCGAAGTCATGATAATCACCTTTTAAATAAAAGGGTCGGATCATGTCCCCGTTCCAGTAGTCATACCCACAGCTCTCGAAGAAACGTCCTGCCAAGAACGTTTTCTTCGAATTCACGGTAAACCCTAGAAAATCTAGGGCGTTCTTCAACCGAGGATACGCCTCACGTTTGAGAATGATGTCATCGCCAAAGGCGACGGCTGAATTATCCCCGCTTGCGCGGGCGAGAGCCAGGAAAATCAAGCTCTCGAGTTCAAATGTGTAGCCATTCCCCATACTGGAGAACTTGGAAAGCCTAACTTCTTTGTCGCCAATCACACTAAATTCAGTGCGGGCGACGTCAAGAAGAGAGGCCCATTCGAACGGGAGAAGCAGCCAGACCAACTCTGAAGCGATAGTATCGCTAGCAGAAGAAAGATCAACGGTTGCAAGACCCTTCAGATGGGCAACCCCCGCAAGTCGACGATTTACATCGGCTTGCGTATCGAGGTTGATTCCATACCGTTTTAACCGTTGTCTCAACAAAGCACCAATGCCAAGCTGAACATATATGTTCAAGTGAGGCTCGATCGCTATAGCGCGATCGGTTTTAGAGGTCTTTGGGACGAACGTTACCGTACTATACGCTCTCAAGCCAACGTCCACAGCAGAACGTGGGACGAGAGAACGCCAGTACGGATAGAGGCGAGGTGTAACCTGCATGGAGCAGGAGTATTTCTTGCTAGGGACCACATCACGGCCCGAGACAACCGAAGTTGCCCCGGGCCCGTACCGAAAGTTCCTTTCTGCAAACTCGAGTTTCTCTCGAGTAAGCGGACCCAGAATATCAGCGATAATACGCTGAGCGCGCGAGATCACATCGGATACCTCTCTGTGACGGGGACTGACGTCACCGTTGTTGTACAGGGAGATAATCTGATTAGTCTCAGCGCACTGACCTTCAGCTCGCCACCAAGTGCTAACCGCAGTTTCCCGCGGGTTGTACGAGGTTTTGAGTTGAGGGTTCTTTCGCATGGCCTCGGTTACGAGGTAGTCGTCTGCGAACGAAGGTGATTCAGGATCTGGACCCGCAAGGTCAAGATACTGATCCCATTCGCCGCTTTCGGCTAACAAGTAACAGGTGAGTGAACGAACGGAACCAACCGATTCGCAAACCCGCAAGAATGTACCAAGCTCGACCGCAAAGGTACGAGCAGCCAAGTTCAACTTAGGCTTTCTGGTCATGACATGTCCGATCTAGGTTAGGTTACCAAATCGGATCCAGGTCACGGACGGCGCCGCGCACAAGCGCATTGCCGAGACCGTTCTGCAGGAACGCGTAGAGGTCGTTTCGTTCTGCGATCGTCGATTGATCCGGAAGGATCACGTCGACATTCGCCCGCAGGGTGTACGCAATCGAGGTGATACCGTTGACCACTTGGGTCACGGGCATCTCGACGAAGTACTTCGCGCGGTTCACCTTGGATGCGCCTTTCGCCGGCTTGTACTGGACGGCCACACGGCGGAAGCCGATGGAGACGCCAGGGGTACGGTCCACGAAGGACGCTTCGCCGGTTGCGACGGATTCAGGGTTGAAAGTAACTGCGGCCGGAGTGGCCTTACCGTCATTGATGACGATGGGAGCGGCGTTTGCCATAGGTTGATAAAGCCTATAATAAAAGGTTAACGTCGAAGACCGACGCGGGAAATCCTCTCCTGGTTCACACGAACCAGGGCCATACCGTTCAAAATATGCGTCAAGGAGACCGACGGTTTGTAGCGAAACACGTTGAGCTTTGTCAGCTCAAATGGAACGCTGCGAACGTCAGTCCTTGAAATCCATGAGTAACCCCATGGATTCATATAGTTCCTGCCACCTACACCAGGACTATCTGCGAAATAAGAACGAATGGTGCTATTTGAGCGCTGAACCTTAAGCTCGTCAAAGAGGAGGTAGTTGTCGAACGAAGCAAGAACTTCGCCAACATTAATCCACCAATCGAAGACGAAACTGAAGGGAACAAGCTCATAAGCAAGGTTGAACGGGTTGGTAAAACCGTGAGCAGTGAGCACGGTAGCCACGGGAGAGGTATTAAGCTTAACCCGATATTGACAACGTTGACGACGAGAAATATGGAATTCCTCGTTCATAACGTAGTTATGCCAGGTGCTAACAACCTCCCGAGACGACCGAGACATCGCAAACTCTTTACGAGTCTCAACCCGATTGATGTAACAAGGACGCATAGCGCCATTCCTCAACTCCTCAATGGAGCCAAGGATGTCGCTAGCCAGTGGCTTCACGCCATACTGGAACCCAAGCCAGGCTTTTGAAATGCCTTTCTTGCGTCCGACCGCTTCAACCCAACTAGCCCCCTTGGTACGAACAGCCTTCGAAAGCTCCATAAAGAGCTTCGCAGTCTGCTTGTACTCAGCAAGTGCCATAGCGAGATTAACCGCTTGGCCGCGAAATTCATTGCGGGCGTGGTTATCCATCGCCCCAACGTCAATCGCCGGGATAGTAGGAAACTTGTCAGAACCAGGACCGGATAGACTAAACAGAGCAGCAGCGGGTCTCCCCGATGTGATCTGTCGTCCACCGCTGGTAGCGAACTCATAGGTCGAACAGTTCTGGTAAACAGAACTAGTCGTCCGAGAGGTACCGGATGCGAATAAATCATCCGGCATCTTGCGAGTAGTCGTGGTAGGGAAATTAACCGACCGATGGATAACATCTTGATTAGTAAGAGTCACGCTAATAAGCTTGCTGCTACTATCAAAATTGTAAGTCCTAATCGGGTATCTCCCGACCTTCTCGAATACTGGCATGATCGCTTTCCTAACAGGTTGAAGATGCTGCAACATCAAGCAGCTAGGTGGTATAGGACAGGAGATCAATACAGATCTCTTGCCCTAGGAGGCACACAGCCGACCTAGGGTACTCCCCAAGGGGAGTTCCTGGGACGTACAGCGACACCGTACTACTCCCGAAGAAGCAGTGCAGCGGGGACCGTAAGGTCCC